ATATCTATATCCCACTCTTTAGTTTCTTCATCAAACACTATAACAAAATGATAACGCCTTGTCATTGTAGTTCTCCTGTCTTACAGTCCATCGGTTCTGTATCTGTCTTACCTTCTTTAATGCAACCAGTGCAAACATACCAGCCACCATCTAGCCAAGTAAAGTCTGCTACTCCTTCACAATATACACATTCTTGCATTGCATTTCTCCTGTCTTAAGTAAGGATTACCTTTTAAGTAATCGTTGAGTGATAATCTCACGAGTGTTATCGTAAGAGTTAGAGGCTCGCCCGTCAATACCTTCTGTCCACACAATAAGGCGATGGTCATAACGGATAGTGCTACCTGCTCCGTATAAATCCATCAACAGCGATGCTCCTTCTGTATCTTTACATGATGCTACATACCCACCCGTTGGGTCGTAGACTTTGTATATTGGTGATGCTCCCATTTATTTTGTTTCCTTTTCTTCATAAGTAAGTTCATCTAAGTATGATGCCAAACTATTGCCATCGTGTGCATCTTCGTCCCACTCAAGTGCCCATTGTGGTGATTTAAGACTGTTTAATAATTCGGTTTCATTGTTTCTCCAATACAATTCATACCCGTTAAACTCGTCCCAAAACAACAAGACTTTATATTCTTCTTTATCATAATTGAAAGTAATATATCTCTTCCAACTTGTTTCTTCGTGATGTTTGCTTATTACTTTTATTTCTTGTGTCGCGTTCATTACATTTCTCCTGTCTTAAGTAATAATCTACGGACTATCCGTAAATTACTTTGCCGAGAACAGCCACCTGCATTACTGCATCAGCGCAGATACTGTCGTAATTGTCAAAGTTAAACAAGTCCATGTAGACCTGCTCGTTAGCGATAGGTAAAGCCTTGGCTAAATCTTCTATGCCAATTATCTTTTCTACTCGCTTATCATTTTCATCAAGGGCTACAACTTTAACTCTGCCTACTGTTTCCCAGTCGGCATCATCTAAGTATTCAGCCTCAATAAAATGGTCGCCAAAAGAGAAAGGGCTTGCACCAAAAACTGTGCTCCACAATTTCTTATCGTCAACCTGTATTGTTATTGTTGCCATTGTATTTCTCCTGTCTGTTGGTGTTGGTAAAACATTATCATTGGCAGTTACCTGCTGTCAACTATCTTTGATGTGATGTTTGCCTCATGTCTTAAGTCATATCCGTGCCCACATTGTGAGATTAATACAAGGCAATCACCGCAATAAACTTCTTGTTTGTTGCTCATTGCTGTTCCTGTCTTGGGCAATCGTCATAAGGAAAATACTCTTGCTCCTCACACATGCACCAATTAAATTTTTCTACTTGTGTAGCGTGGGTAAGTAGTGCCAACTCACCCCAACTTATAGACATCTCACTCATTGTTATCTTCCTGTCTTAATACATAAATTGGTTCAGTTGGTTTTGTCTTTTCAACCCAGCCTGTTTCTTTACTCCATCTAAGGCGTGGCTCTATATCTTTAGGCTGAACTTCTACCCATTTAAGTTTCATTTTATCTCCTGTCTTAATACATTATTTGTATAGTAGGTCAAGGCAAAATTGAGATAAGTTTTCAAACTCAACTTTGCATTGGTCGGGTGTAGTCATGTCATTTAGTAGCCATATAATAGCCAGCAGTAGAGCGGTCAGTAGCCCCGCTCTAACTCTGCGCCCTCGCTTTGTTAGGTTCATGTCTTAAGCCATAACTAACGAAGGCTTGATTTTGGTAGGCGTTGGGGTGTTTAATGACCAGTAAGCCCAGCCAATTTTTGGTGTAAAGATATAGGCATACTCAGCGCATGAATTACGAGCATATTCTAAATACTCACCAGCATAGATAAATTCTTTTGCTTCAGTATCAACCGAACCTCTGTCCCTGCCATAGGCAAGACACCAGTTTTCATTATGGTTTTTGTAATCGTTAAAGTCTTGCTTCTCTCCCAGTTCCTGTCTTAATACAGATAAGTCCCCAAGATTTAATAAAGCCTCAACTTTATCGGTGGTTTGGTAATAGTTTGCCAGCGTTTGACCTACCCCTTTAGGGTAGCCGTCATAGTGGCAGTAGATAGCCCTAATCTTGCCATCTTCTTGCTGTATTCCAATCATGCTACGAGTTGACATGTTATGCCTCCTGTCTTAAGTCAGATTGCTCTACTACCTCAGTAAAATCGCTGTAATAACCTGAGGCTATGTCGTTTCTAATCCACTTCTCAGCCGTCATGCTCCATCTTGCAACATCACAATGTGAGGCGTGTCCGTTCTTTGTAATCGTATAAACAGTCCCGCTTGTGGTGATGGTGTCGCCCTTTGCGTTAGTCCATTTAGCCATCTTGTATCTCCTGTCTTAATTCACAAGGTAGGTATCTCCTGCCTTGCTAGTGCCCCAATGGTGTCGCGAACACCTGCCACCTGTCAATGGTTTGGGGCTGTGAATTACCTCTCATTACTTAAGACAGATTACTCCTCAGTAACTTTTGTAATTGTTAAGGCTTGTCCGTTTGCTTTTAAGAACTCGGCAACCTCTGCAATTTTCTGAAGGCTGTCGGTATAATTTAGCCCGCAGAAATTGCCTCGCTTGCTGTAAATTTCGTAGACAATTTTCATGCGCTTACCTCCTGTTCTGTCTTAAGTCCGATATAGTGCTTGGCTATGTCGTCAAACGGGGCAGAACCCCAACCTAGCAACAACTCAGCCAATAAATTTGCTGTGGTTTCGTTATTCTTGCGCTCTCTATCTATAACCTGAGAGATTGCGTTCTCGTATTGCTCCCGTAAAATATCGGAAACTTTAGAGATGCTTTTTTCATTTTCTTCTACCATTTGCATGGCTAATCGGTAATGGGTGAAGTCGTTATCCATAACCATGGTGTAATCAAACACAAACTGTTCTTTTGCTGTGTTGCTGTCGTAGTTAAGCATTTGTTTCTCCTGTCTTAATTCAGAACTAGAAACTTTCTAATTCTGTTTCTTCTGTGTCCGATTTTCCTCCTATGGCTGGCAGTTGTCAACTGTTTAACCATGTGAGTTGGCTCACATTGTGCCCCGCTAGGTCGTGAACCTGCGCCTCCAATTAAGGGGCGGGGCTTTCTGTCTTAAGACTTAATTTGTTCAGGATTAAAATAGTCAGAAAGTTTTGGAACTGTTGCCATGTATTGGCTTGCTTCCTCCTTCTCTATTTCAATCCTTAACTCTGCTCCTTCTTTTGTTTTATAGGTAAAAACTTTACTGTAATTAAAACTTGGATTTGAAATAATCGCCTCCCAGTTTCCTTCCTTGTTTTGCTTTACTTGGTATTGCATTTTTTGCCTCCTGTCTTAAGTCAGAGGGGCGGGCTTTCCGCCCCCCTGTTTTTTTATGTCTTAAGCCTCCTGATATTGGGTCTCACATGGCATACACATCACGCCATTATCTAACACCGTTTGGCTTAGGCGGATTATGTTGCCACAATCCCCGCACTCTGCTTTGATTAAGTTGGTGTTTCTGCCCTTTGGCTTTTGTGCGCCTTCACCTGTTGCGGTTAATGCAAGGGCATCGGTTAGGATTTTAAGGGCTTTTGCCCATCTTTTAAGTCCTAACTCTGTTAAGCCTGTGGTGATAACGCTACCTTTTTTGTCCTTATCTGTCTTAAGTCCTAACTCCTCCGCTTGTGACTTAAATTTTGCGTTGTGGTATTGATTTGCACTTACATCTTTAATTTCATTTTTGAAATTAAGTGAGTGCGCCACCTCATGGATTAAGGTAGTTAACAATTCTTCACCAGTTGCAAAATGTTCCAAATTAAAGGCAATTTCATTAAAAGATTGCCCCTCATTAGTTGACCATGGTGTGAAGGGTGTGAAATGTCCTTTGCGCCCTTTTAAGTTTCTGGTGACAAGGATTGTCACAGATGGGGCTCCTGTTTCTTCTTTAATTAATTGGTGAGCCTTTTCTAGTGCCATTGTCAAAGTAGAAAGGTTTTCAATCTTTTCTGCTTGATTAACTTTCTTTACTGTTGTTGCCATTTTCTTTTTCTCCTGTCATTTCTTTCTTAAGTCAATCTGACTTAATAACCGCAGATTAATGCCACGATTGACAGGTGTCAACTACATTTTAAAGATTTCTTTGATTATAACGAAAGTGTTATAAATGCCCCTGTGCCTGTGCTCATCTCACATAATGAGATGCCATGAAAGCAAAGCAAAGCGGGGGGGGAAGGCGGATTATATGACCGCTATATTCTAGTAAAAGCACGCAACTCCTCCAGCATTGCATCACAATCCTCTTTGCTTTGCTCTGCCTTGCTTTACTGTTGTGTAAGTAGATGTGCGAGGTGCATGGTCTGCACCCCAGGGTTATTAAATGCGCTGCGTGTATGTGTATGTGTATCCACTTACATAACTTTGCTAGTCCTCGCCCCCCTCATTGTGGCTCTGACCTGCGCTTTTGTACATATTTGTACTGATTTACTATAGTGTGGCGTAAATCACATGGACAGAAGTGTCCGCTAAGGACCTTCTGGACACCTATAGTATAAGTGAGAGGCGAAATTATCGGAGCCTCCGTAAGTTAACTACGACCCCCAAGGGTCGTCACCTAGTATTAGCCCTAACCTACGGGCTTCGTTTGAACTTCGCCCTTCGGTTATATCTTTAGCCCAAGGCTCCCTACAGTCCGCCTTGGAGAACCTATGGAAAGAAAACGCATAACCTCCGCCTCGCATAAAAGCGATGCCATAAAAAGGCAAATTATAGATTTCCTTATGCAGGGCTACTCAGTGCAGAAGGCTATGGATGCAGTAGGTCGCTCAGTTAAGACCTACGAGTACTACCGAAAGGTAGACTCTGAATTTTCTATTGCTGTAGACAAAGTTCGCTCTATGACAGCAAGAGGTGAGATAGGCAATGCAAGAGGGGAAGTACCACCCTTCCCCCAGTTCTCCGAAAAATATCTCGGAACCAGAGTTTTTAAACATCAACAGCATTGGATAGATTTATTAGAAGATAGACAGCCTACGGATGTCCATGATTCTATAACCTACGAAAAAGGTGCACAGGATTTACTTATAGTAAACACCCCACCTGAGCACGCCAAGTCAACAACCATTACGGTCAACTATGCCGTATACCGAATTTGCCAAAACCCCAATATCAGAATAATGATTGTGTCTAAGACACAGGCTATGGCGCAAAAGTTCCTGCTCTCCATCAAGAACAGATTAACACATCCTAAATATCAGGACCTACAATTAACCTTTGGACCTCCAGGGGGCTTTGAAAAAAATTCTGATTCATGGAAGCAGGACTTAATTTACCTATCCTCAGAGGCTCGTGACTCTGGCGAGAAAGACCCCACCGTACAGGCTATAGGTGTAAGGGGTCATATCTACGGTGCTCGTGCTGATTTAATTATCATGGATGACTGTGTGGACAATACCAACGCCCATGAATTTGAAAAGCAAATTGACTGGGTTCAGTCTGAGGTTATGTCCCGTATTGATGATAACAACGGCAAACTTTTAATTATAGGCACTCGCCTACGACCAAGAGATTTATACTCTGAACTACGCGACCCCATGCGCTACCCAGATGAGTCCTCACCCTGGACTTACTTCGCACAACCTGCCGTATTAGAATTTAATGAGGACCCTGATAAATGGGTAACCCTATGGGGAAAAACTAATCTACCACCCAACTCTGGTATGGGTAAACCTGATGCAGATGGTTTATACCGCAAGTGGGATGGGCAAGCGCTACATAAACGCAGGGCAAGATTATCTCCTAACTTATGGGCAATGGTCTACCAACAACAACAGGTGCATGAAGATTCAGCATTTCCATCTGAGGCTATTAAGGGAGTTATCAACGGCGCTCGCAATATTGGGCGTATACCTAAAGGCAAGTCTGGTGTAAGACCTAACGGTATGGATGGACTTATTAC